TGAACGGACTGGCCTTACTGCGAGCTGCCTTTAAGTAACTTTGCGAGACATGCATGACGTCCTTGTTTGAAATTAAGGAGTAATCACCATGGCTCAGAGAGCCCCGCTGTTGCTGTCCACTATCCTTGCCTCCGATCATCTTACGACGTCGGCGACAGTAGGGGTGGATCGCACGTTTGCCCCCGTCGGTGCTGTTGCTAACGGGGTTTCACGGTGGGAAGAACGTTCCGGGGGTATTTACCTCGGCTTCCCGACCTTCACGTTGGCATGTCGGGCCCCCTCTAAAACGAGTCGGGTCCATCGTGTTAGCATGAAGTTGAGTGTGCCCGTGTTGGAGACTGTTACGGCATCAACTGCGTCTGGCATCGTGCCGACACAGCCGGTGGCGTATAGTCACCAGTTTCACGGGGAGTTCCTGCTTCCTGACAGGGGAACCCTTGCTGAGCGGAATGCATTGCTCAGTTTGGTAATCTCCTGTATGGTTGCGACGATCAAAGCCAGCGACGCGGTGCCGTCAGATTTGACGGCATCTCCGTTGCTGAACGCGATCCAAAACTTCGACCCGCCTTACTAACGGGTCGAGGGGAACACACTCGCCATGTCTAATGACAAGCATGACCGCGATATTGCTAAGCAAATCGCACAGTACCGTGTACCTCCGGAGGTAACCTCCGAAGCCGTGACAAGTTATCTCGAATCCCTCGGGTGTGCTCGAGCTTTAACAGTTTACATGCTTTACCAATATGGTGAGCATGAACAGCTGGCGGAGCTTAAGTTCGACCCACTGCACTACCTTACGGTGGAGCAGCTTAGGGATGCATACGCTGCGACGGCGCTCATGTCAAAAGCCGACTTTTTAGAACTCGGCTATGATCTGGACGTTCGTGCGTTGGAGAAGTTCGAAACTTTCGAATTCTCCTGTATGTTTACGAATATCGGTTTTCGAAACCTGGCCTGCGATCCCCTATATAAGGGGAAAGCCGTCTGGTTGCATAACGCAATCATACGTAAAATCGACCAGGTATTAGGCGATATTCCTTTTCGGGATCTTCCCTACACGGCAAATTGGGGACCAGGTGCATCGACGCGAATACCCCGTCGATATGCCTGTGCGACTAATAAATTCCAGTACGAAACTGGAATCACACGTGACCTCTTAACTTTGTTTCCGCCGGAGGATCTTGAGGGATTTTATCCCCTCTGGTTCAAAGATCGAGCTCTTCGCGACTTTAAGTTAATCGTGGAAGCGGGAAACAAAGTGACCACTGTTCCGAAAGATGCTACTAAGAACCGTGTCATCGCAATCGAACCAGGGTTTAACCTCTGGTTCCAAAAAGCGGTGGGCACGATAATGAAGAAGCGTCTACGTCGGTTTGGCGTCGACTTAAGCTCACAGGCTGTGAACCAAGAGTTAGCCAGAGTGGGGAGTTTAACCCTCAACTTGGCAACAATTGACTTCTCGTCTGCAAGCGATAGCATCGCACTAGAGGCCGTAAGGGCAGTTTTCCCGCCCTTATGGTTTAACTTGTTCGATGCGTGCCGAAGCCATAGTGGTGTCCTATCGGGGAAGAGGGTTCGTTGGGAGAAGTTCTCCAGCATGGGGAACGGCTTTACCTTCGAACTAGAAACACTCTTCTTTCTCGCGATCGCTGTTTGCGTTTGCGAGTATTTGCATATCCGTCCAATATTAGGACAGAATGTAAATGTCTATGGGGACGATGTTATTATCCCCACAGAAACGGTAGGCTTATTCTCTGAGATGTGCCTCTTCTACGGCTTCAAGCTGAACATGAAGAAAAGTCATTATTCTTCGTGCTTTCGCGAGAGCTGTGGTAAGCACTATGTCTCAGGTCTCGAGGTAACCCCCATCTACTTAAAAAGTAGACTTTCCACTGTTCCAGCCGTTTTTCGGTTTGCAAACGCCGTACGGAGACTGGCATTCCAACGTGGTACCGATGAACTCGGTGTCACTTGTTGTGATGTCAGGCTCAAGAAAACGTTTGATTACCTGGTTAGGTCAATACCGAGGCCACTTCGACTTCGGATCGACGAAAAACTAGGTGATGGCGGCATCGTCTCTAATTGGGACGAAGCCGTTCCTATGCGTGATAAGGCCAACCAGAGTGGTTGGCTCGTTAAGCACGTGGTGGATGAAGGCAAAACCTTCAAAAGTGGAGTACTTGGCCTATTGCTAGGTCATTTGTGGGCGCTCGAGCGGAGCAGTCTAAAGACTAGCTGCTTCAGAAGCCACGCTTTACCATCCGAACTGTTTGTCGCTAGGCGTCATACCTGGAGGATTAGAGATAACCCTAAGGGTGTAACTGAACGAGAGACCGAACAAAATTTGGTCTTTAGTTCAACCTGGCTTCGAGCAGATCTTCATCCTCTCCTTGTTGCACGTCGATCCGATGAGATATCGGCGATGTGTGGTGGGGACCGTGCTGAAACGAATAACGACGTTTCACTCACGGGTAAGACAAAGATGAAGATGTCGCTTGGTAGGGTAATGCAGTGGACTAACCTAGGACCGTGGCTGTAAAGCCGCGTAACCGGGGTAGAAGGTAATGCTATCGAGGTTGTTTGCCTCCTTAGTTATGGCTATACATTCATTCAAAAGGTGAATGCATCCTGGTGAGCGATTGCTCTGTAAAAATGGTCGGTAGCGCGTTGCTACCAC